GGAGGTGGTAGACCCATCGTTTCCAGATTGCCTTACGGTTCTGGTAATGGTGTTGGTTCAACAACAGCAAAATATAGCTGCTTAGCTTATCCAGCTGTTCCTTTTGATCAAACATTAAACAACCTCACAACAGCCTCATTTTCTAATGAAACTTCTGGTTACTTTATCGGCGCTCCTTCTTATTTGGAGCTAACTGAAGACGAGTATATTTCCCTTGTTCAAGGTAACATTAATTGGCTGGATGAGGTAAATCAATCTACTGCTCCGATTTTCAATACTTTTAATACTCTAGCTTCTGCTGGATTCCTTGTTCTTGACAAGTTCCAATCAACATTTGATAACAAGTCTCTAGAAGGTTATACAATTGGCATTTCAGATAGCTTAGACGCTGACCCTCAGTCTGATTTTAACAGTGTAACTTCAATTAAGTACGCTCCGGTTGATGTTGGTTATGTAGGTGTTAATAGTTATCTAACAATCCCTCAATCAAGATTAAACTTCCAGTTAGAATCAACTGCAACAAGTAACGTCCCATCTGTTTCTCGTCAAATTGAGCAACAAGATCCAAACATTAACTTGTTCCAAGGAGCATTCATTGATTCAGTAAGCGTAAGAGTAACTAAGTTAAGACAATCAATTTACACCCCACAGGCTGTAACATTGGATTATACCTTCCCTGATGGATTCTTAGGCTCTTTCAATAGCAGAAGACAAGTTCAGTCCCAAAACGGTGGACAGCCAGTAGCTTTCTATCTTGGAGATGTTGAAGATAGTTCAACCTATATTTCAATTATTGTAAACCCAAATATTTCAACCGTTTCCGGGGATTGGACAAATCCACAAGGCAAGCCAAGCAAGTTCGTTCTCTTTAACCACTCTGCTAGCGGTACGGTAGCTAAAATTCAGCAAGTTTCTAACAATGTAGCTTTTGCAAATACTCCGCTATCTGGCAGCTTATTGAGCGAAACATGTTTGGATTATAGCACAACATTGGGTACGTTCTTATCATCATATGTAAGCCCAATTAATTCCTTATATAGCTACGGGCCAACAGTACTTAACAATGTTGTCAATGGTAGTGATACATTTGCAATTGGTAATGCTCCAGCCAAGATTGACAGAGTATTCCAAACAATCGATGATGTTGATGCCTTGAGAATTGACTTGTCTGTTGAAGCTGGTTTAGGTACAATGTATTCAATTTGTGCTACATTGAGCGGTGCTGCTGCTCAATTGCAGGCATATGATGACACAATTGTAGTTGACATTGGTGCAACAGTAAGCGGTCAAGCTTCAACAGGATTCTATCGCACAAACGGTAACCTTGAAGCAGATAAACTTTCAACTGATGTTCCAAGTGTAAGTACTTTTGCTAATTATACAGCTCAAGACTTGAAGAACAATTACTTGGCAGTATACGGATGTAAGAAAAGATCACTTGTTTATTGCTGATCCTTTGCGTCCAATCTTCGTATCAGGTGCCAGAACAAAGGTACTTGCTAACAAGAACAACACCTTTACTCAGCACATTAATACACCGTTGAGAAATCAATTTGACACAACAAGCACAAGTTTTGCCACGGTGTATGGTAACTGGGCTTTGGTCAACGATTTAACTTCTGGTGCTAATGTTTGGATTCCAGTCTCTGGTTTAATTGCCGGTATGATGGCCAAGGATGACGCTAACTACGCTCCATGGTTCGCTCCAGCAGGCTTTACAAGAGGAAAGTTCCCAACACCAGTGCTTGACATTGCAGTATCTCCTAGCCAACGCAACAGAGACTTGCTCTACAAGCAGGGTATCAATCCAATTACTAAGTTCCCTAACGACGGTATTACAGTATTCGGTCAAAAGACTAAGTTGTCTACACCTTCAGCCTTTGACAGAATCAACGTTAGAAGATTGTTCTTGTACTTGGAGAAGGTTACAAGAACAACCCTTAAGTACTTCGTATTCGAGCCTAATACGCTCTTTACAAGAACAAATGTTGTTAACGTTCTCAACCCAATTTTCGAGAATGTAAAGAACAACCAGGGTATGTATGACTACCTCATCGTTTGTGATGCTAGAAACAACACCCCAACTGTAATTGACAACAATCAATTGGTTGTAGACATTTACATCAAGCCTACTCGCTCAGCTGAGTTCATCTTGGTAAACTTCTACGCAACTAGAACAGACCAAAACTTCAACGAGTTAGTCTAAACTAAGAAAGGAATTTAACATATGGCATTAAACATAACAGATTATTTCAGAGTGATGCAGCAAAGAGATTTCTTGCGCAATCACCAGTACAGAATCTCAGCACTCTCTTACGAGGGATTCACTCTTGGTTTAGACTCACTCGTCTACCTCAAGACAGCTGAGGTACCTAACCGTACAATTAATTCAGTAGCTGTACCGTTCATGGGATTGAATTTCTCAGTACCAGGTACAGCTCAATATGCAGGCACAATGGATTTACAATTCTATTGTGACCAACCTCAAATCATCAGATCATTCTTCGAAGGTATCTCTTTTGCTACATTCGATGAAAGACAATCTGGTGGGGCTTATACAGTTAAGCAAGAAAATGTACTTTCATTCTACACCTACAACAATGTAAGTGCTGAATCACCAACAACTCAATATACTCTAATCGGTATTTACCCAACAGTTGTAGGTAATTTAGGAATGGATACTACAGGTTCTGGCGATGTTGTAAACTTCACTGCTACTATTGCTTACCAGTTCTGGACAAAGACTCAGATCCAGAACCCACTTGTAGCCGCTGCTCAACGCCCAGTTGCTCCATTAGCTGGTGTTGCAGTACCTTAATTTATAAATTAATCAAAGCCCTTGGCCAAAAAGCCAAGGGCTTTTTTATGCAATATTGTCTATAATCTATAAATAATTACATGGGTCTCTTAGATACACTAAATGTTATTAATCCGCTGGTGAATGGTAACCAGGCTGCTATTAATGATAATTTAGCTCTTGTGAATGGGGCTAGTCAACAGCTACCTTATACTACCCCTCAGTTTGGTTCCAATTTAATTATAAATTTTCCAGCCCCTCACCTGGGTTTCTTAGATGCTCTTTCCCAATATGCTGCTGCAGTACCACTAAAAACATTTTGGGTTGTTCAATTTAAAATACCTAACTTAATAGTTGAACAAAATTTAACTGGTTTAAGTGAAACATTTCGTAATAACGATTTAGCAAGACAAACTCTATCTAATCCAAAGTTTACAAGAAATGTTGGTTGTATTTTTTGTAGAAGTTTTAATTTCTCAGGTGAGAATAATAACTCTTCTGTACCGGAAATGGATATAAGAGGTTTTAGAAGTGTACCATATGCAGGTGGCAGAAGTAGTGCTTTTTTAAATAATTTAAATCTTACATTTTACGAAAGCACAATTAGCTTCATTGATCATATTATTAGACCTTGGATTGTTTTAATGTCTTATTATTCTACCATTGCAAGAGATAATGGTAACCCAAGCAACAACGCAATATACGATTTAAAACAAGATATTACTTGTCATTTAATGACTAGAACTGGTGTCGGTCAAACTGACCAGCAAAGACAAGCTAACCAACAGATTAACAGCAACTCTAATTCCGCAATACCTAATTACAATAATCCTTGGGCAGCAAGAAAAACTATTGTGTTTAAGAATTGCTTTCCTAAAGACATGGGTACATTAGAGTACACCCAATCAGATACTAACTCCCTTGAGACTGTTAATACAACATTCTGTTATACTAATTACGAGGTTTCTCACACTCCTATTGCCATCCAGCAGGTTACTTAATAATTAAATACGTGCCGTACTATACATTTAAGATCTACTCTTCTGGAAAAAATGTACTAGCTAAACAATTCTCAACACAGGATTGCATTGATTTACATTTTTTATTAGCCAATGAAGATTATACAGGTGTAGACTTATTTTGCCAGTTAAAATATGAAGAATATACTAATGATAAAACTAGACTAAACTCTCTCGATAAGTTTCTATTTTTAGTTTCTCAAAAAATTATTAGCCATACATTCGATACTTCTGTTGTACATTCTATTCAAGGAAGTGAGACTAAAATAACTAAGCTTGTTAGCCTTGTTAGGATTTACAATACTATTTCTGATATCGGTTTTAAAGTTAAAAACGTTTTTTCAGAAGGTAATTTGCAGATAGAGTATGGAATACCTTACGATTTAGCTGATAAGAAATCCTTTAATTTTTATTCTATAAAGTTAGGAGATATAGAATATAAAGACGTAAACGAATACGATTGTTCCAGTCTTTCCTTCCTCCCAGTAAAATTATATATGGATTTGCAGAACATGCAACTGGAAAATAACAGAAAAATTAAATCAGAGTATTTCCAATCCAATTTTATTCGTGAGCTGACGTTTAGTAATGAATGTTTTCTGTATTTTTTAGACTTTATATACAGTGAAAATGTAGCTGATTTCTTTTCTTTAACATATAACATGAATAAAGATTTCGGTGTAGCCTTTAGTCATTTAAAGACAATAACAATGAGAGAATTGTATCTCCTTGTAGATACTATAAATAAGAGTACACAAGACAAGAAGAAAAAGACTACCGATGAACGAGCTATTTAATATAATCAAAAATTCCTTAAGAACAAATTCCTTTTACATTCCAAGTCAGAACTCGTATGTAAATGGTTGCTCTCTCACTATTAAGCAATACAATGATTTGTTAGAGCTTGATGCAACTCTTGAATTCGGCTTTGAGCAGTATATTAAACATTCTATCTTAACTGATACAATAATAAAAGAAAATGTTGATAACTACGAAAGCCTACTGTATTTTGATAAGCCATTCCTACTTTCTCAAATTAAACTAGCTCAAGAAAGCAATTTTCTCGGATTTTCTTTGGCTGGGTATAAAGAAGGAATTTCAAATAGAATTAGTACTATAAACCTTTCCTCTTATGAGGCAGTATACAACAGTAATAATCTTGCTATAAGCTTTGGTTTAAACTCATTTAAAGATGTTCAGCAGATTAATAAAGAATATCTTGAGACATTAAATGGTAAGTACAATTTGGCTGGAGATGTAATCTCATTAGAAATTTTTAAGTATTTAAAAGAAATTTCTTATCTCAATCAAAGCATCGGTAGTGTAAGAAATATTAAAGAACTCAAGCCATTAATTGACCAAATGCCTGCTGGTTTGGTTGAAACCTTTAATGGTTTGCTTAGTAAAGTAAACGAAGATATAAGAGAGCTTAATAAGTTTGAAATTGACGGTGAAAACTTTGTGTTTAATCCATCGCTAGAGTTTATGTTGTCGTAATAAATATTTACATGGTTGTAAAAGACAGTAACACACAGGCTATAATAGATGCTATTGCAAATCTTGTAAGAGAGACACAGCAATCCAACCGTATTATTGAGAGAGAGATTAAAAATTTAAGTGTCAACACCAAGTCTTACATCGAGAAAGCCCAGAGCAGTGCAAACTTTGAAAAGGTTTTTGAATCTTTTTCAAAAGAATTCTCTACAAACATATCCGAATCAATTAATGAATCTGTTAAAGATGCAAATGAGAAAACCTTTAAGCAGTTAAAAGAAGGTATTGAGTCTAAAAAGCAAGAAATAGAAAAAAGAAAAAAGGATTTACAGGAATCCGGTGGTCTTGGCTCTGATTACAAAAAAGAACTTAACAAAAAAATTAAGCAATCTGAAAAAGAGTTAAGAGAGCTTATTCAAGATTACGATAAGACCGCTAAAACAAACAATCAGAATTTAATTCAGCAGATTAGAGAATCTCAAATTAAATTAACAGAAGAGCTTACTGGTGGTCTACAAGAATTAGGTAAATCTACCTTCAAAAATTATGTAAAAGAAACTAATAACGTAGACGAAGCATTAATAAAATATAAAAATGCCTTAAAAGAGCAGTATACTTCCCTTGAGCAAAATGCAGAGACAAGAAAAAAACTTGGCTTAACTGACAAGAAAATGGAAGAAATAAAAGAGGATCTTTATGATTCTTATTTTAAGGAACTAGAAGCTCAGAGTAATAAAGCAGATATTGACGAAAAGACAAGAAAAGTTCTTACTGATAAATTAAAAAGAGAGCAAATATTGGCTGGAAGATCTACCTATGAACAAACTTATGGTAAGACTTCTTCTATAGGTCAGCTAGCTGGTAGATTAGCTGATTTTACAACCAGTAGATACAAAAAGCAAAATCAAAATACATCTGCTTTGGGTAAAGCATTTAACGCTGGTTTGGGTGCTTTATTTAAAGGTAAAGATGCTAAAGAGCCTTTCTTAGAAGCAGATAAAAACGACTTGTCAACAAAACCATCTATTACTCAAAAAGACATAGAAGGCGGAGAAGGTAGCACTTATATTAAACCATATAGTGAATCAGAAAATAAAGAAACTGTTGAAACAGCTGAAGCAGATAAAGTAGCAGCTGAAAACGCAAACGCCACTGTTAACCCATCTGCTCAAGTAGAGGCTCTAGAAGCTATTCAACAATCATTTGAAGAAGCAAAAGAAAATGTACCATTTAAGGTAGTTATATCTGATCTTGATCCAAAAGCTCAAAAAGGTATGACTTCTGCATTTAACGAGGCTTTTAAAGAAACCTTAGGGCCAATAGTAAAAGATGCTTTAGCTCTTGCAATCCAAGGAGGTCAAAAAGGAATGGTTAAAGCTTTAGGTAAGCCAGAAAAGAAAGAAAAAGAGGATGATTCTATAATAGATGTAGAAGATATAATAGATTTAATACCTAAAGGCAAAAAAGGTTTCTTTAAAAAGACTGCTCAAAGAGGTAGAATTGCTGCTAAAAAAGCTGCAAGAGGTCTAGGAAAGGTAAGAGGTGCTATAACTAGAGGTGCTAGCAGAGTACCTCTTGGTGGTTCTCTGACCGGGGGTTTAACTCTAGGTACAAATGTAGGAGCAATTGGTAGCATGGGCGCTGGAGCAATTGCTACAACAGGATTACTCGCTGCAGGTACAGCCTATGCAGGTTACAAAGGTGGTAAGGCTTTAGAAGAAAATTTTGGTTTAGGAACTAAAGCCATTGAGGCTGTTGGGGTAAATAAAGAAACAAACCAACTTGAAAAAACTCAAGAAGATTTAAACAGTAAATTACAAGATGTCTCTAAAATTAAAGACCCAAATGAGAGAAGAGTAGCCTATTTTGAGGCTCAATTAGATACATTAGAAAAACAGAAAACAATTCAGTCTGGAGATGAAAAGACTCAAACTGAACGTATGATAACTGTTGTTAAAGGTAAGCTAGAAAAACTTAAAAACCCACCTAAAGTTGAACCGGCTCCAGCTCCTACACCTGAAATTAGCGCAGCTGCTAGTGGGACTCCAGCTGCGATATCAGCTGCAACAGCTGCTACTCCTGCAATTGGTGTTACCCCTAATGATGCTCCTGCAACAGCCTCTCCAATAGCAGGAGCATCAATGCCAACAATTACAGCTAATATACCTCAACCGAAAGATGTTTCCCCAGAGCTTAACACAAATAACAAGCTAACTGAGCAAACCAATCAAATACTTGGAGATTTAGTTAAAGTAATGGCTGGAAAAGACTATAATC